CACGGGAGCCGTCAGTAATCTCCCCTCGACGGCTCCCGTACAATCACAACCTGCACCAAGAACAGCCATCGACACGATCCTCGATCCACGGACCAGGGAGTTGTTCGAAAGGCTAGGAAGGATACAATAATGTTTCGCTGGCTGCTACACTTGCTACGCACACGGCACACGGGCGACATGAGTCAGCACCGTCTTCATACCACCCGGTATGAAGATCTCTGTATGTAGGGGGTAACCATGAACCTAGAGCAACTACAACACGAGCTTGCCATTGACGAAGGATGCAAGCTCGAGATCTATCTCGACCATCTCGGCTACAAAACCGTGGGTATCGGGCACCTTATTACCGAAGATGACGAACTTTACGGGTTCGAAGTGGGCACTACGGTCTCTCAGGAGCACGTCGATGACCTATTCCACGAGGACATCCAACGAACTGTACGAGATTGCGAATTATTGTACAGCGATTTCAATGACTTGCCAGAAGAGGCACAATTGTGCATCGCGAACATGTGCTTCCAACTCGGTCGGCCACGGCTCTCGAAGTTCCGAAAAATGAAAGCGGCGGTCGATAAACGGGACTGGGCCGAAGCCAGCCGGCAGATGTTGGACTCCAGGTGGGCTAAACAGACTCCGAATCGGGCGATGCGACTGGCTCATCGGATTCAGGCGTTGGGTGATACATAAGGTAGAACAGTCCACAGTCCGCGCAGTGTAGATTCGAGACGATGAAGTAATCTTCGCTGTCCTCGACATCATGATCACCGCCCCAGATCACGTTGCCGCCGCAACCAAAACATTTCAGGTTCATCCAACCTCTCCCCAGTTGTCACCAAGCTCGGCGTCCACGTCGAACGGCACCTTCAAGTCTGGTACACAATTCTTCATGATATCCACAATCTTGTCGGATTCTTCACGAGAGTTCACGCTGAAACACAATTCATCGTGAACTGTCAGCATTGGCACCAGTCCTTCTTCATAACACGTCACCATCGCCTTCTTGGTCTGGTCCGCGCTTGACCCTTGAATCAGTCGATTCAGTGCCTTGTAGCAAAAAGCCCGGCGGATCATGCCCTTGCCACCGTACTCCTTGACGGCATCTTCGAGCGGCAGCGCACGGTTGTACCCGTAAGACCTTGGCTCCCACAGGTTGAAACGGCACTTACGTCCAAGCCACGTACGGATCACACCCTTGTCCGCCGCTTGGTTCATCGCCAGATCGGCCATGCCCTTCACGAAGGGCACCTTGTGGTGATACTTATGCAACAGCCTCTCGGCGTCCTCCTTGGTGATGTCGAGGGTGCCGGCCAGCTTCTTCTTGCCCATGCCATACATGATGCCGAGGTTCACAGTCTTGGCTTCCTTGCGTGACACACCTGCCATGTCCGCCACCATTTGGTGGAAGTCGGCATTGCCTTCGTGGTACATTCGCACCACATCATCGATCTGTGGATCCCGACGAACCCCAGTCAGTGTGGCACAGTAATGCGCCAGCCACCGTGGTTCTTGCGATGCGTAATCAAAACTGCCCCACTTCGCTCCGTCCTCCGGGATGAAGAGACCCCGGATCATCTTCTTGATTTCGGGGTCACGGGCCGGGATCTGTTGGAGGTTCGGGTTGGACGAAGAAAATCGTCCGGTAACTGTGCCCCCTTCATCTGAACGAAGAGGGTGAAAATCACAATGGATACGACCGTTATGCGAATGCTCAAGAATGGTTTCAATGAATGTCGTGTTGGCCTTGTTAAACTCACGCAGGCGTACAATCTTCTGCGCCACCGGGTGAGTGTGGTTCGCAAGAAATGCTTTTGTAAAGGCTGGCGCATTCGACTTTTCTGTCCTGTTGTAGTTCAACCCAAGGGCGTCGAACGCCTTTGCTATAGATGCAGCGGCCCACGGCTCCACGGCGATGCCGGTCTCTTCCTTTACTTCTTCAAGTAACTTGTCCTCGCGGCGTTTCAGTTCCTTCTGCACCTGCTCGGCTCGATCTATATCGACACGCACACCTTTCGTTTTCATGTCCAGCATCAACGGGATCAGCGAGGTTTCCAACTCGAAGATGCTGGTGACTTCATCCTTGGCGATGTCAGCCCGCAGCCGGTCCCACAGACGCAGTGTAACAGCAGCATCCTGTTCCGCATACTTGCCCACGAACGAAGCGTGTAGCTTCCACATCTCCCCCTTCGGATCGACACCATACATCGATGCCGCAGCCTTCAGCATCTTCTCGTTTTTCCACTCGCCGAGATACTCACCGGCCAAGCTGTTAAGGTTGTACCAGCGGCGGTTCTCGTTCAGCAGCGGCGCCGCCACCATCGTGTCGATGATCTTGCCCTGCACCTCGATCCCGGCCCAGCGTAACCAGCCCAAATCGTACATGGCGTTGTGCATGATCTTCTCGATGTGCGGCGTGGCGAGTTGCTTCTTCAACCAGTTGACCACAGCCTTCTCGGGCATATTGCCACCACCTTGGTGACGGATCGGGAAGTAGCCAACAAAGTCACCAGCAGCAACAGCATAGCCAATGACGTAACCATCATTGCGACACCAACCCGGACCCAGGGTCAGCAGGTTCGGATCACAGGTTTCAAGGTCGATAGAAATGCGGTCACAATTTGTCAGGTCCGGCAGAGACGACGGCGGATACCACTCTTCATCGATGTCAAACAGATCAGCTTTCATCGTTCGCAATTTCCCCGCCGAGTGCTCCATACCCAACGATGTCGATCCACGAATCATCCTTGTGCATGTCCTCGGCAAGCCGTGCCAGCTTCAGCCCAACCATCATGGCAGTCACCTCCGTCGGTGTGATCTTGTCGAGCAGCTTCTTGCGGAGCAGCACATTCCAGATTGTGGCGATCCGCTCGTGGTTCAACAGCGCCGGCCCATAGTCCTCGGCCCTCGGTCCATTGATCAGTTCTTCCGCCTGCTTCAGAAAATACTCTCTGTTTTTCATAATTCAAACCTGTGGTTATTGTAGCACTGAACAATGTGAAGTTCCTTGCGGGCACGAGTCATGCCCACATAGAACACACGAGTCTCACCTTCGATGTCGTTGTCTCGGGTGATTACTGGACTGGATTCAAGCAGGAGGAGGACGTTGTCTGCCTCCCCACCCTTCGCCTTGTGGATCGTCGAGATCCGAATCCTCGGCTTGCCCGACAAGATAGACTCTCCCATCCGTCGCACAGAAGTAATGTAGATCCGCTCCTGCTCCGACACACGGATCACTTCGTACCACGGTGTCACGGCGGTCACATTCAGGTCGCACAGGTTCTGTAAATCGGTGAGGTTGTAAGTGGCTTCGGGGTCGAGGTTGATAAGTTTGCTTCTGCCAGACTTGGTGATGACCGATGGTCGGATAACTTTTGAGAAGGTCTTCAAGTCCGCTGGGGAGACAAACTGATTTGTGCATAGCCGCAACCACACCTCGATTCCGTTCAAAACATTTTGCGAGATGGACCACGAACCGTCCCTCCAGAACAGATACCCCTGTTCCTTGAGGGTGCTTGCAACTCTGTTCGCAATGTTATTCGTGCGGGCAAGTATCAACCATTCGCCAGTTCGTAAGTCCACGTCGAGGATATCATGATGCCATACTACCGAGCCACCCTCTCTGGCCGGATACCACTGTTTTTCTTGTCGATATGACAACCGCCTTACGACATTGTCAGCCATCGCATGTATCTGTGACGGAAGACGATATGACTTATCCAAAACTACCTTATCATCAGATGCGTTCAAGAAGTCCCGAACGTCCACGCCCATCCACGAGAAGATGCACTGGTCATCATCGCCGGCAAAGTAGACACGCTTGGCGTGTGGCTGCATCACCTCGTGGATCATGCGCCACTGTAGCGGGACCAGATCCTGGGCCTCGTCCACGATGAGCACGTCGAACAGCGGACAGTCACCGTGCAGAACGAACTGCTCGATCATGTCCACGAAGTCGATCTTATCCATCGTCTTCTTGTAGTCGTCGATAGTCTGCTGGACCAGCTTCAACTGTTGATAGTTCAGTCGCCAGTCGCCCTCGTCGCTGAAGACTTCGTCGAGAGGCTTACCGGTGACACGGGCAATCTGGATCATGGTGTGGTATCGATCACCAATAGCCATGCCAACAGGAAACAGGATGCCGTCATCCATGTTCGTCGAGGCGGACGCTTTCATCGGCAGGCCGACAAGCTCCCCGATCTTGTTGTAGTCAGCGCCCTTCAAAACCTTCTGCCCGTTCAAGCCAAGCTGGTTGAAGGCGAACGAGTGAAGCGTACGAAACCACATCATCTGCTGTTCATTGATGCCCAGCTTCTCGGCTGCACGATCACGCGCCTCTTGCGCTGCCTTCTTGCTGAAGGACATGAAAGCAATCTTGTCGGGCGCCGTTCCACGGTCCAGTTCCTGCTGGACAATGTTGATCAGCCGTGTGGTCTTGCCCGTGCCTGGGGGTCCAAAGATTGTTGTTGTCGTCAAAACGGAATCTCCTCTCCACCCACATCAATCGGCGGCACATCAATCTCTTGATGCTTCGACGGCACCCACCACACACGAATCTGTTTCTGCTCACCTGTCGTAGTCTTGAACCGCTTGTGGCCGTTGGCCTGTCCGCCGTTGTTCAGTTCTTTCAGACGCTCCTGAATCTGTCCACGACTGTAGCTATCGAACTTCTGGTTACGCAGGAACTTCATCAACGCTTCGAGCTTGAAGTATGTCAGTCCCTCGTCCTCGTCGGTGTACGGCTTGCCAAGGGTGATCTCCTCCGCCGACTGTGCCTGAATCCGACCATCGCAGTATGCTTCGACAAGCTCGTTGAACTGCCCTTTGTATGTCAGTTCATGCGGCACATCGATGTGGTTCATGTCCTCCATCAGCATGGTCACGATGGTCTGCCAGTCCTGCATCTTCATCATGGGTGGCATGACATGAATCTGTTCCATGCATGCCTTCTGAAACTTCTGTGGTGTTTGCAGGTCATCGGTTGTCAACTCGACACGACGGCCACCCACATCGCAAAACCAGACCGGCGGCTCGGACTTCACTACGCATAGCCCTGTAACGTCCAGCGACATGCTTGTGACGCCGATACCAAACTTCTTGGTCTTACACAGCGTCTTGTTGCAGAAGCTCCTCAGTGGCTCCTGATCGCACGGGAATCCGTATTCCTTTTTGTCATGCTGGTTCTGGATCGTGACGATCTCGGATGCGGGCAGCGGCGGGTTGGCAAACCGCTGGTTGATCTCTTCGAGTCGTTGCTTCCATGTCTCGGGCTGTTCCTTCTTGCACCCAACCGCAGCGGCGAACATCACCGTGTTGCGGGTGCCTTCGGGAATGCCCTGCCCGAACATACAGTTCAGGCAGGGCGCCCACTCCTTGAACTCGTCTTCGACAACCCCGAAGGTAAGAGCAACGAAAGCCTCCGGGGTGATGGCACGATTGTCAGCGAGGTCAAGGAATTCCTCAAGGGTGGCGGCAGATCCATCCTCGAGGATTGCATGGCGCAGGGTTTGTTCTGCATCGAAGTACGGCAGGTTGATAAAGTTACCAACGTCGCCACGCTCGTGCAGAACCTGCTCCTGCTTCGGAAAAATTTCACACCTGCCATACCCAACATAGGCGGCGATCTCCGAAGCCTTGTCACGGAACTCCCCTGCGCTCATGAACTCCGTGAAGAAGAAGTAGATGTGTGCACCACCAGACTTCGAGCGGCAGACCACGGCTGGGATCTCGAGGTCACGCAGCCGCCGGTCAATGGCTGGCAGGTCCAGTGGGTATTCGTCAATGTCGAGGACACCAAACTTGCATTTGTTGTCCTCGTTGATAGGGATGGAACCCACCCCCTTCACACCATTCAGATGGGACCGGATAAGTTCGAGGGTAATTGGAGTGCGGACTGTTCGAGACTGTGCCTTCTGCTTCCCGGCCCGTCGCTCCTCTGAAATAATTGTCTGTCCATGTGCCGATTTGAAACCCTCAAAAACGGCCATGAACCTTTCGTCCAAGTTCATAGCTATCCCCTATGGTTGGGTGGGGTAGGGCAGGGGATGAAGAGACGTGATTCTCAAGCCGAGACCTGCGATACGCCCAGTCTCTCCCAGATGCTCCCCTGAAACACCATATTGTGCGTACCGTTAGAATGGGATTTCTTCGTCGTCCTGCTGTGACGAAGCGGCGTTCATCTCTTCGGCAGTTCCGGCGGACGTTTTGATCTCGCCCTTGCGGAACATCTCGTAGAGACCCTTGCACTCCTGCACCGCTGCCGACGGCACATCCTTGATATCAAGCTGGGAGATCGAGTAGTTGAACCACGAACCCTTGTCGTTGCTCTCCTGCACGGTCTTCAGCTTCCACACAGTTGCCCACATGGGCGGAGTGAACAGACCCTTCTCCGGGTGCATCAGCTTCAAACCCGCACGGCGGGTGTTCCACTGCTTGGCAACCTTCATCTGGGTCTTCTTCATATCGAGAATCATCTGCTGGGTTGCACCGTTCTCGTCGATAGCCACGACCAAGAACTGGGCTGCACGAACCAACTCGTTACCCGACGGCAGCATCTCATTGGCACCCACCCGATTCGCCTGACGGATGTCAGGGTTGTTCGGATCGATCTCACCAAGGAAGCCACCACCAGACTCACGCAGGTGGAACTCCAGGAACTTCATCTCGTAGGCGCACGGGATAATCGTCACGCCTTCGTCGCCTTCCCAAAACTGCCCGGTCACAGTGTTGAAGATGTCACCGGCAGACGCACCCTTGATGAACTTCGAGTCCGTCTTGATCAGTTGCGGGGAGAGAGGTTGCAGAATCCGCATGAACGGAATCTGCATATCCTCGGCAGTGATGTTCTCCATCCCCTGACCCGCACCAGCGTACAGGTCATCCATAAGATTGGCGGGTAGCGACTCCGCCTTTTTCGCTACAGCTTGGTTTCCAGCCATCGTTCTACGTCCTCGTAATCTTAGCTTCTGTTCCAACAAAAACACCGAACTGATCGAAGTCGATATCCTGACCCGACTCAATGCGGTTACGAACCCACGCCTTCAGCGTCTGCGGATGGACATGGGTTTTTTGCGCGGGGTCCAGACCATACTGTTGGCGCAAGTCTTCAACCACGGAGCCAGCCATGTTGTCCTGCCCTGTGTTGAATGACACGGTGACATCGTGC